CTAGGCCTGATTGGCGAAGTTTTCACTCCAATTGCCTCTTTTGGCTTGGGGCGGGTCTTGGCGCACGAAACGTTTGTTACGGACGGGCCCGGTAATATGCGCAACTATCCTAGTAAGGGCGATTCGTCATCTACTGCCAGCTGGCTGACGTTAACTGAAGCAGGCGCTCTTTGATCTATGAGTATAAACCCAGTTCTGACCCCTTCCGAGATGCTGTGGGGGGGTGACGCTCTCATGGAGTTGCTTGCAATGCTCCCTGATGAAGCCTACGGGCTGTCGAACTCTGAATGTGCTTGGGCGGACGCGGCTTGGGGCCTGGGTGACCTTCGGGTCGCCTGGGGCTTCCCCTCGTGGTCCTCTCCCGCTGTTCGTTCCCTCGCTCGGTTGCACCCGGGGGTGACGTTCATGGTCCCGAGGGCAGAGGAGTATAAAGATAGCGAGCCCACGGCGGTGGGCCCGGAGCTTGGTCCTGTAGAGGCCAAGTTAAGACTTCGACGACGCGGGGTTTTCACTAGAAACCTGGAAGGCGCTGTTAAACGTGCGGGATGGTGGTCAGACCTCTCCCAAGCGTGCGACACGCCGGCAAGAGCGTGGCTAGACTCATACTTCAGTGGGTCTGGAGTCAAGGCTGATGGCTCGGCCAAAGAATTGCATTGGCAGGACGGAGAGAAGTCGCGATCTCTCTGGGTGGTAGGCGTGAAGTTTTCCTCGGAAAACGGATCGAAGGAGCTCTGGGTTTCGGCCGATCTCCTCGCCTCCTTATCTGTCGTCAGGATGTTTAGGCCCATGACGGAAGGGCTCTTGGCTTCACTCAGGTCAAGGGCGCGTCTCTGGGCTGAAGACATCGGAATGTCCGCACTCGACCTGGTTCGGGTGCTGCCCGCTACGCTCGCGCTGGCTTGCCAGCCCATGCCGGACGAAGTCCTTGCGACGGCCGCCTTTCGGGGTTCGGCTGCCGCCTGGTCTTCCGATGTCTTGGGGGCGTTGGGTAAAGGCCTTGCTAAGGGGCCTTCGGCATCGTTGACGTCATGGTGGGGGGTGCTGAAGCCTTGTCTGGGTGGTGGGACCCGGACTAGTCCGACTCGCGCAGGTTGTGCCCTGCGAATGCCCGCTTAAGAAACCTACGGGTACTCGGTATCTCATTGCGTTGGATACGACCCCTCGGCGGAGGTGTTGTTGAAGGACGGCTTTGAGCTCAGTATACCGACGACCGTGGGTGACTTTTGCGAGAATGCCAGGCGGAGAATGTACAGGTGTTGGACGCCCAGCCTGGCGGGCGTCTGGCTCCCCCAAGTGCATGGTCCTTGTGCACACAATTTCGTGCGCGGCTTGTTGCTGCGCACGATGGGTCCCACACCGTTGGCCACCCCGGACGGCTTGGAGGCGCTGAAAGGCGTTTTTACCGAGCTCAAGCGTGTTGTCCGCGGGCGGGTTGCAGCTCCTGTTGAGCAGTGGGACTTCGAAAGAGTGGTGGCCTCGTATGGTGAAAAGAGGCTACGCGTGCGATACGAAGAGGCGCGTTCAAGCTTGCTGACTGACGGTTTGTGTGTCAGGCGTGATGCAAGGGTGAAGGCGTTTGTTAAGGGTGAGAAGTTGGCGCATTACAAGGTGCACAAACCTAGGGTGATCATGGGTAGGTCCCCTCGATACAACCTTGAGTTGGCCAGCTATCTTAAGCCCGTTGAGCACGTGCTGTATCCAGCCCTTCGCGGCTGGTCTCGACAGTTTCTGTCGCGCACTCGATTGATTGGAAAGGGCCTCAACGCAGAACAGCGTGCGTCGCTGATACGCAGAAAGTTGTCGTCTTCCTCGGACTTGGTGTGTTTCGAGGTGGATGGCGTCTCTTTCGAGAGTCATTTTTGCAAGGAAGTGCTCGAGTTGGAGCATTCGGTTTACACGTCTTTGGTCCGCTGCCCTAGGTTGGCGAAGCTCCTCGGTTGGCAAGTGGAGTTTTCTGGCAGGGGTCCCGAGGGCGTGCGGTATAGGGTGAAGGGGGTCAGGGCTTCTGGCGATTTTAACACCGGCCTGGGCAATTCATTGGTTATGGTTTGTTTGGTGTTAGTTTTGGCTAAGCTCGTTAGGAAGCAGTTTGATATACTCGCGGACGGGGATAATGCAATAATCTTCGTCCGACGCTGCGACCTTGACCTCTGGAGGTCTATGCTTCCCGGGTGTTTCCTCAGTATGGGATTTGTGATGACTGTTGAGAGGCCTGTATCGGCGCTCGAGGAGGTGGTTTTTGGCCAGTCCAGACCCTGTTTCGCAGCGGGGCGCTGGACCATGGTCCGTGATCCTTTCAAGGTTCTCAGTCACGGAGCATGTGGCTTCAGACACTACGCAGACATGCGTGGTGGCCTTAGAGTTCTGAAGTCCATTGGTTATTGCGAGGCCGTCTTGAGTCGGGGTGTTCCTGTTTTGCAGGAATACGCGCATGCCATACTTCGTAGGTGTCGCGGCGTGTCCTTTTCGAAGGCCGCCTTGGACGACTACGAGTATGCTCGTGTGCTCTCTAGGGGCATACGCTGGGGTGATGCGGTTAAGGAAACGATAACCGCGGACGCCAGAGAAGGTTTTGCGTTGAGTTGGGGCGTTCCTGTTGAGGAGCAGTTGCGTATGGAGCGAGTTCTTTCTCGTGGTTTTGACGTTCCGGGTAGTTGGAGTGACGTCCAGCTTGAGTGTGAGATGCCGGATGGTCGGGACCACTGGAGCCTTGTTTCCCATAGGCATGGTCATTTCGGTGATTGAGGCGCGTCGGGTGGACCCCCGGCCTCTTGATCGACCGACACACCTCTGGGTTACCAGTTTTGGCGCCGGCCTACTTCATGGTTGTATTAGCGGCACGCCTCACTGCGTTGGCCCCGGGTGACTAGCCGAGGCCCGGCCTAGGTCCGGAGGCAGTATGCGTAGCAGTCGGCGAGCTCAATCGGTTGGTTGTGTCTCGGTTGCAGTACGCCCGTTCGAGCCCAGCGAGAAATCGTGCTCCTGTAGAGGGATAGTGGGTGGAGAGACGTTGTTGGATCGCGACAGATGTGTAAGAGCCAATCAGGCGAGCACTCGGGTGGAACCGGGTGTCGGGAACCCATGGTGGTTATGGACCATGGGCTGCACTGTTTGCCCACGAAGCCATGAACGCGGGGACGCGGTTGTGGTCGGCCCGGGTCAAGAACCGGGTGTACGGGTAAGGATTCACGTTAAGTCCACGGGCGTTGCGCTTAGAGGTGCCGGGTTAGACCGCCCCCACCGCGCTAAGCTGTTGTAAGGGTCCCCCCTGGGTGTTTGTGGCGCGTAGGCGAAAGCGCGGGGTGTGGGACGGTTGTCCCATGTGTGCGGGTTTGTGATGGGGTTCCGGGGACTACCTACCGGCGTGGCTCCTGCCACCACACGCGGCTTCCACCTCGGGCGCGTGTGCTTTACAGAGGATGGCGTTGTGGTTGACTACCACTTCCGTGACGAGACATCGGCGCACCGCTTAGGGGCGAGATCCTAGCACGCAATGGCATCCCCGTCGCTGGGGCGGGGGCCGGCTCCGCGCAAATAGGGTTCTTCGAGCCCGGGTCTGCGGGGTCTAGCACATCTGACAGTGTGCCTTCG